ATCTGATTTTAGGTATGCGAGTTGATACATCTACTACGGATGTATCAACTCGCATACCTAAAATCAGATCACCAATTCTTGCTCTTGTACTCGGTGCATAGTTTGCCATTTGTCAGCCTCCTATTTATAATTGTTTTGGGCGGCCATATTTCAGGCCGCCCCGGTTAGTTGTTAGTTATATCCTATTATGCTTTCTTTACGGATTCCTGAACCGCACCCTGATAACGCCCACCACTGAGAATAGCAAAAAAGGTGGTAAGACATCCAGCCCCGGCATTGACAATATCAAGGCGAAATCCGATATGATCCTCAATTAACTGATCAGAATCAAGGGAAATTATGTAAACGATATTGGTTACACCGGCAACCGGAATAAGTCCGGTAGCAGCGACAGTAACAGCCGTCCGAGGACCGACGATATCGTTCCCGTCAATGGTCTGGTCAGTCGGAAGGGCAAGAGTTCCCATCGGATAATAACTAAATGGGATCTTCGTTGCCGTAGTCGGTGCTCCGGCAAGTGCTGTCCAATTACTGCACGATTCAACGGTAATGACCGCAGCGGCCAACGGGTTTGTCCCAAACAGGACGAAAAAATCAACATGATTCCAGTACTGCATGTTTACAACAGGCAAATGATGATCAGCGCCGTTTAACTCGTGGGCATGATCAAGCAGTTGCACAAAATGTCCTTCTTCTGGTATACAAAATCCTTTTGCTCCCATGATAAAACCTCCTCATTTTATGCCGGGGGTTAATCCCCCGGCTTTGATTGTTATCTGGCTTCCATGACGACGTAATGAGACTGCGTATTGCTACCTTTGTAAGGCGTTAATGGAGATGCCCTCCAAGTTTGTCCGTCCATTCTCAAAACCCACCTCAGCACTTGCTCGTCGTACATGAACCTGACATGAATACTCATATCCTGCTTCAACCCGCCCTTTTGAGCCATGATGTAGCCGTCTTTAAAATTGGCGAGGATAATGTCGCCAGCATCACCCAGGGTTGGACACTGCTCGATGGCATATGCAGGCAAGCCCATAATCTGAGCATATGGTTTACCGCTCAATCCACCGGGGGGCATGTAAACCGGAATTCCACCAGTACCCACCGAAAGGCTCATTGTAAACAACTGCGGTTCGACATCCTGATTGTAATACCAAGCATAGTTTCCGGTCTGAGAAGCAAACCTGCGGGCATACATATTGACAATGTTTTCTGCCAAGATCGTATCCGCCGCCTGTCCAGCTTCAGCACCCACGGACACAAGACACCCAGAATTCAGGATGCCAAGGGCCATGCCCGCGCCGGTTCCGTTGATAATGTCATCCTGGACCTGGAAATCAAAAGCTGACCTAAAAGCAGAGCTGACCCTCGTTTCCATCGCAGGAGCGTCCATCATCAATTCATCGGTCAGGTAACAGGCGCCAATCGTTTTCTTCAAGATTAGTTCAACCCTTCGGAATTTCGGCTTGGTTGCCGTTTTTTCCTCTGCTTCAGCGGCATGATAGACGATAATCCCGCCCGCAATGCTTGAAGCCCTTGAGGTTTCGTCAAAACCGTTAATGACGATGCTGTTTGAATTTGCAGAAATGGGGATCTTCTCACACTGACCCGCAATCAAACCATTATCGAACAAGTCTTCATAGAGTCTGCTTGCAAAATCCGTCTGAATTAAGAATCCGCCATCGCTCGGGACTGTTTCATTTAAACCAGATGCGGCATTGTAAAGTCTCGGATCAATTGATCCGCCAGGTCTGCCCGCTGAGATAATTGCACAGAGCTGTTCACCGAGAGAGTTGAATTTATCCTTATCCCGAATGGTGATCCCGCTGCCTCTGTTGCCTGTGTCTTTCGGCACTGTCAGGGGTTCTTGCGGTCGTTCCAGATCTGCCGCGATGCGTTCCTGCCGCTCCATAGTTCTGATAATGTCCTGGTACTCCTTCACAGTGTCCATGATCTCGTTTTTATAATCGAGTTCCGCTTCGGTGGGATCACGGTTTTCATTAACGCACTTTGCATCAATCTCGGCACTCTTAGCCATCAAAACCCTGATGTCTTCTTTATATTGCGTTATTGTCTTCATCTTAAATACCTCCTTCAATTTGAGTTATAGTATGTCACCCTTGGTTAATAGTTCCGCTGTCCGATCCTTCTTTTTCACAGCTTCAACTTCCTTTGGCGGCTCAGCCTCTCGCTGAGGGGGCGTGACATCAGTTTGTGCCTCTCGCACATCCTGATTGACAGGCTCGTCCTGGGCATCTCGCTCATTCTGAAAACCCTTTGCCAATATTTCCTTAGCTTGATTACGACTAAACCCGGCCTCTCGCAGGGCTTTCTCCGCATCTCGCTCGTTAGGATCTTTTTTAATTCCTTGTTTTTCTTCGATGATTTTTGCCATTTCTTCACCCTTGGCGAAAACAGATAAATCAAAGAGAGTGGCTTTCGCCTTCTCGTCTTCTTCCTCTTTATCAATAACGTCGATAAAGCCCATTTCCAGAGCTTCATCGGCTGTCATCCAAGTTTCATCCTTCATTAATTTCTTGATTTCTTTTGCATCCTTCCCTGTCTTATCCGTGTAAGTTTTTTGGATTACACCGCCGATCTTATCCAGCAAGTCAGCCTCTTCGCGCATGTTGTCAGCATTCCCGATCACAATAGACCACGGCTCATGAATCATCAGAAAAGCATTTTCGGCCATACGGACCTCATCGGAGGCCAGAGCAATAACGGAAGAAATAGAGGCGGCGAGTCCGTCAATGTGGGTAACAGTCTTCGCTTTGTGTTGCTTAATCGCATTAAATACTGCCGTGCCGTCAAAGACGGACCCGCCGGGAGAATTGACACGGATATTGATCGTCTTAGCTGTGATATCGTTCAGGTCTTTAATGAACTGTTCGGCACTGATTCCAAACCAGCTTATTTCGTCGTAGATATAGACGGTTGCCTCCTTTTCAGTGACCTTATTGTTGACCATATACGTGTTGCGCGGCTTAAATGGGCTTCGATTATGAATTCTCATTTGTTTCCTCCTTAAAGGTTGATTCAGGGCAAAGAAAAAGGGGCAATGCGAACCGGGAATGATCCCGATGTGGAGTCCACATTGCCCCTTAATTCTCTTGTACTCCCTTCAGCCCGTCGGCTTCAGGGAACCCTGATTTTCAATTTCTACTTTGCAATAATTTAAGATTAGATTTTACCACGCCATTTTCTGTTTCCTCTGTTATTTCCTTTGGCTCAGTTTGCTTTTCTGTATTTTTAGCAAGGTAATCCTCAAATTTACTCAATGGAATAAGGCCGGTTGGCATGAAAAGTTCATCGGCCAGCGGATCTTCGCTCGGGTTGAAATCTTCTTTTTCCCGGACCTCGTTTGGAGTCATAATGCCAGATCCGATCATTAATTTATAATATTCAGCCCGGTCTTTAGAGTTCGCCCTTAAAAGGCCCTCAACAATATGCTTGAAATAGATATTTTGTTTCTGCTCCACAGGTGAAAGTAATTGCATGGCATAATTCTGTTCGAGCCGAACCAGCCACGGCAAAATAGAATCCATGACAAAAGACATCTGCTCTGCTTCGATATTGTTAAAAGAAGACTTTGTCAGATCCTTCAATTTATGTGGAGGGATGTTAAACCATCGGGCTACTTCTGGGATTTGGAATTGTCGGCTTTCAAGGAACTGTGAATCGTTAGGGGGAATGCCAATTTTTTCCAGTTTCATGCCATCTTCAAGAATCATCAACCGGTGAGATTTTCCTAACCCGCTGTAAGTTTCGGTAAGCATCTTTTTTAGAGTTTTGTGCGAATCGGCGTTTAATGTTCCTGGGTGTGAAACGATAACGCCTGGATGGGTCCCTTGCCCGAAATACAGCGATCCGAATGTTTCAAGTGCCATACCCAGGCCAATCGACTTCCGGGCCATTGCAATCACTGAATATCCCACCAAACCATCAAATCCAAGGCCGGGAACGTGTAAAATACGCTCTCTGGGGAGTGTTTTTGTTTCATTTCCTACCCTGATATCATAAACCAGATTTCCATCTCGGATATCAACAGCAGTCACCCTATCCGGTGAAATAGGCCAAATCTCTATAATATCACCATAGCCGTTATAAACCTTTTCGGCATAACCATTGCCCCATGCCAGAATATGGGCCATCATAGCTTCACGGCCTGCCATGGCAGTCATGTACGGGTTCCAATTAGTGTGCATTACACGATATAAGGGATTTTTATCGAATATTTGCTTGGATTTGCCGGTTCTCTTCATTAAATGGAGGGGAAGGGAGCCTACTGTGCCCGAAATAAGGGAAATCGCATTGTAAACAGCGGAGTATGTGAGTGCAGTTTCTTCTGTGACGGTCTCGCCTGATAAAGACTGGGAACCCCGTAAATTCCACAGAGATCGATCCCATGCCTTTGGATCGGTTAAGCTCAGGTTAAAAACTTTCTTAACCCCGTGCTTAATTTTTTGACTTGCGTACCACGCAAGAAGATTAGCTTTGGTCAGGATATTCAGAATAGACCACCTTAGACTAAAATTTTAGTTTATGGCGGTATTGTAAAAGAAGAAATACTGAAATGTCAAGTAGGAATGAGTCTAACTTAAAAATAGTTGTGAATATTGTACTATATTAACATATTTCATATAATATTAGTTGTTTTTATGTGTTTCTATCTATTCTCGTATAAAGCCGTATGATTTTATCTGGGGTA